CTCGGTATGAACCGACAATTGTGATGTTTCCACGCTTACGCTCTGGAATGATTAATGCTTTGGTTCTCATAACTATTTACAAATATAAATTATTTTACTGTTTAAAACAAAAAAGAGGGAGAATAAATCCCCCTCCTTTTTAAAGAGATGTCTATTAAGACATTACATCCAAGTAGTTAGCAGTTGTGCTACCACCGTTCAAGATGGTATCCAAACCACTACCATAAGCACCTGAAGTAGTACCAGCAGTTTCGTCAATGTACAAAGTGATGGTATCCAAACGCTCACTTACGCTATCAACATCGCCATCGGCTTTGAAGGTTTTGTAAGTTACAACGTAGATATCATAAGACTGACCAGTAACAGCTTCTGGAATACCAGCAGCGATCAAGTCAGCACCAGCACCGATTGCTTTAACACCGGGAGTGGTGTTGGTTACAACGATGTTTCCACCTTGGTCTTGAATTTCAGCAGCGATGATGCTAGGGTTAGCAGCAGTTGCAGTGATAACAACAGTACCAGTTGTGTTAACAGCAGTTGCTTCGAAAGGCAAGTTGTTTACCATCAAAGCGATTGCATCACCAACAGTAGTAGCGGTATCGCCAGTCTTGATGGTGTACTGAATCAATGCGCTATAAACATCAGGCAAGTTGTTGTTCAAAGCACTGATATCTTGAGCCAAGCTGAAACTCAAAGAGTTACCAGCGGTCAAAGTACTAGATACTACTACAGTAACTACACCTGCGGTTGCAGCAGCACCCTCAGCAAATTTTACCTTCTTGATTGCATTGTACTCCAATACAACAGTTTTAGTTGTATTCAAGTTTGAATCAAAAACACCAGGAAGACTGATGAGTCCGTTAGCCAAAGAAGGGTTAGAGGCAGTCCAAGTACTGCGAACGAGATTATATAAATTAGCCATTTTCGTATTTTAAATTAAGCAGCGAATTCGATCAGACCCATTTTGTCTGCAACGCAATACAAACCACAGTCAGACAAGATATGGAAATCCACACCGTCAACGTCAGATGTACCCAAAGAAGCCAAAGTGCTTCCACCGATAGCAGCCTTAACGCTAGAGGCATCGCTGGTTTCCAAACCAATCATACCAGGAACGTAGTTAGCGATCAATTCGTCATTGTTGAAGTGATACTTCTGCAAAGCAGAGATAGAACCAGATCCATCAGCAGCAGGTACAGCAGTCATGTCGATAAAGTAGATAGAGTTGCTCATGCGAGGCTTACCGTTGATGGTAGACAATTCGCTACGGAACATCTCGTCATCCAATAAGGCCCAACGAACGAACTCAATTTCCAAACCAGCGTAAGCATACTTCATCACGTTCAAACCAGTTACAGAAGCACCACCGAAGGTGTTAGCAGTACCAGCATACTTGATGTAGTCACCCAAGATAGTTTGCAAACGAGCCATAGCAGCAGATCCCATCAAAGCAACCAATTTACGGCCACCTTCAGCAGAGATACGTACCATTTGCTCCAAGAAGTCGTTGAACACAGTCTGAGTCAACTCAGAGGTCAAAGACAAGTAAGAACCACCATTGTTGATGATTGACCAACGCAAACCACCAGTAGTGTAATACTCACCGTAAGGACCATTCTTGATAGCTCTTTCAGAGAAAGCATACTTGTACTCCAACTGCTTGGCGAACGCTTTCAAAGTAAGATCATCATAAGATCTCCACCAGAAATCACCATTCCACTTCACGAAAGAAGCAGTGCGATCTCTACGAGACTGATGAGAACTTTCACGGCTTACAGCAGTCAAAGCGAAATCAGTGTCAGGAGTGTAGTTCAATGTAGTCTTACCGAAAGAAGAACGGTTAGGAGAAGCATCGAAGAAACGCTTGGCGTTGTGGTTTACAGCAAAGTTACCTGAGGCCCAAGTAGAAACGCTATGAGGAGCCAAGGTGATAGTGTTAGCACCAAAGTTTACATCAGTAACCAAACCTTGAACCATGTTCGCATCAGCAACGATGTCACCGATACGGAACTTGCTCACGTCAGTCAAACCAACTACACCAGTAGTGGTATTGATAGCTACGTTAACTTTAGAGAACACACCCAAGTTACCCAAAGAAGAAACTTCTACTTTCGCCTGTGGAGTTGAAATAGAAGCTGACAACTTAGAGCTAAGCTGAGTCAAAACGTTATAGCCATAGTCTTGGCTATACACCATTGCCATTTTGTTTGGCAAAGAAAGTCCTTTAAGCAATAGAGATTGACTTATTGGAAGATTTGAAATGGTAGACATTTTTTATTTTTGTTGTTTTTGTTGTTTTCCCTTTAACCTGGGAATAAGGTATTAAAAGCCTCTTGTGCGGCCTCAAGTCCCGAACCAACATTCTTACCGACATTTGTGAAATTACGGCTCGGATTAATAACCTCTCTGATTACTTGCTCCTTACCTTCATTTCTAGCCTTCGTAACATTGGCTTTGACAAGATCAGCTCCGTGTTTTAACCACATAGCGATCGAGTACATTTTCTCGACATCGAAAGAACCATCCGCTTTTTGCAATGTAAACTCCTTGTCAATATAGTCTTTCAAATTCTTAGACATTTCGTCCGTGATTTTCAAACCATACATCTCCTTGTTCACAATTGTTTGCGAGTAGCCATCTAACTCTGTGCGATATTTTTCGACAAGTGCTTCGCTTTTAGCTTGATTTTCGCTTTGAGAAGAGGTCAACTGTTTCAGCATCTCCTTATTCTTATTCTCGAACTTCTCCTTAAAAGACTCAGCCCATTGTTTCTTTTGAAATACAGATGCATTATCAAATTCGTAGGAGGCTTGTTCAATTTCCTCCGGGGTCAAATTCATGAATTCCTTCAGACCCTCTTTTACAAATTTTTCATCTGTCCACTCTTTAAAATCATTGACTTGATATTCCTTTACGAAATCAGCCAAGGTCTTTCCACTTTTCTTATACTCAAGAATAAGTTTCACATCCTCGTCCATTTCCACAGAAGTATCTGTAGTCTCTGTTTTGGTTGTAGTTTCTGTACTAACAGAATCATCTTTATCCCACCATTCTTTCTCAACAGTCTCTGTAGCCGTCTCAGTAGACGCTTGAGTCTGTTCTGTTGTATTGGTGGGTTCTGAAGCTACCTCTGTTGCGATTTCCGCAGGTGCCTCAGCAGGTTTAACCGTCTGAGCGTTCAGCTCATCCGCAATCTCTTTCAAAAAATCTTCTGACATATATGTACAAATTTATTAACTTTTTTTCGAAATTCAAAGAACGTTATTCAGTAAGTCCAGTTTTTAACTCTTCTCTATAATTTGCATTCTCCTCTTTCATTGCTTGCAACTCTGCTTGCTGACCCATTTGCGCTTGTTGTTGCATCATGGCCATTTGTTGTGCTTGCGCTTGTTGCTCTTGCATTTCTCTCTTCTTCTTATTAATGCTATACTCCAATTCACTAATAGTCTCACTGTATGTCTTAGCTTGTTCGATTTTCAAGTAATCAACCATATCAATCATCTGATTTTGCATCGCTGCTTGCGCTTGCATCAATAGACGCTCTCTTGCTTGATCATCAATGAAGTCACGAATCTTAATGAAAACGCCAAGTTCTTCAAAGCTAAATTCTTCTGTCAATTTTAAATACTCTTTCCCTTTCGTACCAACGACAGGAATATATTGTTCTGGCTCATCGATCAAAGTAATTTTAAATTGATTCAAAGCATGAGCCAATTGTTTTTCAATGAATTGGATGAATCCTTGATACAAGTAGGTAGTACCCAAGTTAGACTGAGCAATGGTACCCGCTTGCGTTTTAGCGCCTACATAACCTTGCTGTTGACCTAAGGCCACCTTTGGAATATTTACGATCTCTTCCATCAAACGCTCCTCTTCTCTTCTCAATGAGACAAGCTGTTGAACATTTGGATCTAATGTCATATCCACTACTTCTACCAAGCGAGCATCTTGACCTGGAACGAAATCTTCTCCAGTAGCAGAGCCATCGGTGATGTGGATACCCATTCTTTCGAAATCAGAGATTACATCCTTGGCAGTAGAGGTTCCCAATTTCTGTTTGTTAATCAGATACACTTTACCCTTCGCCCTATTCATCATCTTGGTGATCTCATTGGTAATGTAATCGATACGATCTTGGTGTTGGTGCAAACGAGCCACAACTGATCTGTTCTCGCCCATAACCATATTGGGCATAAATACTTTCAATGGAAGTTCTACGTCTCCGGGGTTATCTGTCTTGCGAACGATATTTGTATCCTCTGAGTTTTCAACGACATATCTATTTCCAATCAAAGTCGCCTTATACACAGTCTTGGTCCAATACTGACCTTTTCTATTATTTCTAATTTTACTGTAGTGTATATTACCGAACTTGTCCTTACTCTTTTCGTAACCCAAATCCTTCATACCAACCCAGTACCCAGTTACTACAGCAAGCATTGGTACACTATTGTAAGTGAATGCCCATGTAGTTGAATAAGGATGTGTAGTAAGATCTAATAATTGGTACAAATTGTTTGTGGTCAATTTCTTAATCTCCTCGATCTCTTCAACAGTGAGGTAATCTTGGTATCTCTCGATGATATCCATGGTAGACATATAATCTACTTTACCTACGAATCGGGCCTCAGAGTTGAAATCGTCATCCTTAGATCTATCCACAATTAAGTTCTGAGGCAGAACCACTTGAAAATAAGACTTAGCATTCTCAATTCTATTCTCCAATCCCACAAATCCTCCCAATAATGTATATAAAAAGGCTTGCTTGTATTTATCTACAAAACCATTTCTATTTAGAATATCTTCACAAAGACGTGTAGCTAGAATATCGCCATACTCTTTGTAATCATTCTCCATGAAACGATAAACATCTTCTTTGTTTTTGAAACTCATATCCTCGTTACCCAAGGGTTTGAATTCCATACCTACTTCCTTAGCTACATCAAAGAGTTCGGGAAGTTCAAATTTCAATAAGGCCATTTCTAAGAGCTGTGTCCTTTTATTGACAGCCGCCTTAGAAGTCATCTTACTGGTTGGCTCTAGGTTCTGAAGCAATTTAATTGCATTACCCACCATGTAATCAATCAGAGAAGTCACCTTCTGCCCATTGATCCATACAGTTGGTAAATCACAGTTATTTTGATCTTGAGTTGTGTAGTAGTAATCCTTATTGTATTGCTTACCCAAGTAATAAGTAAACATACGAACGATTTCATCAACAGGATTTTCAATATCATCCACCTTCCTCACCCTATTCATTCGATCATTTCTCTTGTTGTAGTGAGACATGATAAACTGAACATTCTCCTTGTACCAAATTTTATCCTTCTTTTCGTTTGAGATAAATTGATTGGGTTGTGTTCTAAGTACGTAAGCCATTAATTACAAATTTATGCAATTTTATTTGCATTTCACAATTTTATTCTTAAGGCAATGGCTTAACTTATATGTCTAGAGTTATATGTCTAGACATATCGTAGTATTAAGTAAGTACACTTGTTTAGCAGGAGGAGATAGTGAGTGAATTCCTAACTTAAAAGTCAGGTCATCACCATCTCCATTGGAACTTGTTTGAGCTATCCGGAGAGCGTAGTCAACATATAGGTGCTACAACATGGACTCAACTTTCAAGGGCTATACCCCCCGCCTATCATACATCTCAGTCCTTAGTGCCGATGCTGCCTCTTGGATAGGTTCCCACAGTAGAGGCGTACTTTAAAAACGCTGTCGTCACGTACATCTGTACCTCCGACCATTCTTAAAGGGGGAACAAAAAAAGGGCTCCCCGGTTGACCACTTAACACTCAGTTAAGTCCGAGAAACCCAAAAAAGGTCTTTTACTTTAACTGAGTAAGTGGTCAGATACAAAGTAAGTACAAAAAATATTATTTGTCAAGTATATAATGCCGAGGAGTCAACTTTTTTATGTAGAACTCAATAAACTCAGCACCTTTTACCACTAATTTCTTTTCCACAATGAGTCTGAAGATATACTTATCGTTAAACTCATACTTCTTCTGTAGCACATCGACAAAGGGTTTTACGATATTGTCTACATCGCTAGCCATATTGCTGAGACCCACAACTAAGGATAACTCAATCGGCAACTTGTCCCAATTGATCTTCGTTGGCGGTAATTTGTACAGAAGCTCCTGCTCATATACTTTATACTTAGGAGATTTAAACTTCCTACCTTGCCATGCCTCATTCACAGAGAGAGGCTTAATATTAACTTTGTTTGAAAAAAGTAGGATAGTCTTTCCTGATACGTTCGCCATATAATTCTAAATCTTGAAATAATAATAACTCGATTGGAATACCATAATATTTAGATACTACAATCGCCTGTTTAATACTGAATAACTTATTGGCAGACATCATGTTAGAATAGTAATTGTCTACCTGGTAACCCATATATTCTTTAATATTAGTAGCAGAAGGAAAAGATCTATGCATACGAGATAAAAAATCAACATTATTAAAAAAACGCTCACTAATTTGAGCATTTAATATATTAATTCTTTCTTCGTAATACTCTCCTCGTGCCTTGCCGATTAGTTCAAACTCCAATAGTTTTGGAAGTCCTCTCTTTCTTATATCGACAATTATTTGTTCTAGTTCATCTGCTGTCATAACCCTTGTAAGGAGAGATCAAATTCTTCCATGTATCTCTCATTTTCTTTGATACACTTCATTACTTCTTTCATTACAATAATTAATTTCTGCTGATCAACGAGAGACTTACCGTTCAAGATATTGTAGACATCGTATTTCTTAACACCTAAGGGCGTTGTACGATCTACAATACGTGCCATGTCCCCTCTGCGCAATTTGCCCTTCAGCTCTGTGATTTTATTTTTTAACTCCGTATTCATAATAATATACAATTTTAGGAATTTTTTTTGGTATTTCCAAATTTAGTAGTATATTCGCCTTACTTATAGTTATGGCTTTAAAAGAAAAAACAACCCCGTTAGTTTATCTTACCATCAGAGAAGGTAAGATCGCAAAGAAAGTAGGTGAGACCTACCAGTTATTTGACTCAGTAGAAGGTTACATCCGTGCAATCAGTACTAGAGACCACAAGTATGGAACAGATTTGTGCATCACATTGGAAGATGATCAGATGTATCAATTGCAAATCAAGATGAAAGGCGAAGAGCCTAGTAAGCAGACTTCTTACTTTATCGCCTTTGCACATTGCTGCCCTTCAATCAATCCTCATCAAAGAGTGGAATTCATCCCTTCTTTGAAGATTGTTGATGACAAGAAGAGAAGTGCTCTATTCATCAAACAGAATGGAGAAGTATTGAAGTGGGCTTACAAGATCGGTCAAGATGGCGTACCTGCTCCAGAAGAATTGAAAAATAAAAAGGGAGAGGTGATCAGTGTAGATTGGTCAGAGGTTGAGGCTTACCGAGTTGACAAGGTCAATGAGTTTACCAAGAACCTAGCTCCTGCTGTTCCAAACGATATCGTTACTGATCATGCGATGAATCCTTACGTGGAGTCTCCGCAAGACGATGATCTTCCGTTCTAATGTCTAGAGGCGTAAACGATATGGGACTCGCAAATAAGATTGGGGCCAAAGTTGAACCTGCTCATATGAAACATTATGGGCAGGAGCAGCGCTCTATAGTTCGGCAGTCTTCGTTAAAAAGTGCCGTTTCTTTGCTTGCAAATCAAGACATAAGCGGGAAGAGCCTTAAGGAAGTTACAGAAATGACTTTACACCTTGCAACTCAATTCGAAGAATGGGTCTTGAGATAATTCAAATCAATAAGGACAAAGCCTACGATGAATGGTTACAATTCCGTTCTCGTGGGCTTGGTGCCTCTGAGATTGGCACCTTGATGGGTGTTAACTCTTGGAAAAGTCCAGCAGAACTGTACTACCAAAAGATCGGTTTGATCCCTCAGAAGGTGGAGCCGAATATTCCTATGTTCATGGGGACTATCTTGGAAAAGACTGTCGCTGAGATATTTGAGTATTGGGATGGCGATGATGAAAGTATGCTTCGTAATTATGAGGCCCAAACTAAAGTCCGTACTTTGTACGAACCAGTTGGATACGTAGTCAACCCCGATTATCCCCACCTCTTCTTCTCGCCTGACCGATTACAGATTAAAACTAAAAACTTACGTATACGTGATGGTAGAATTAACTTGGAAAATGTGGAATCTATTATTGAGATTAAGACGATTAGCGGATGGAGTAGTAAGCAGTGGGCGGGTGGTGTACCACCGTCTTATTACTTACAGCTTCAAACGTACCTAATGGGTCTCGGAATTGATAATGGCTACTTAGTTGCTCTTGAAGACGGACGGAATCTAAAGGTTCACAAGTTTGAACGGGATCAGGAAATGATTGAAATGATCGCCAATGTAACAACAGAGTTCTGGGCACGTGTAGAAGCAGGTCGTTTGGCTCTCGAGTTAGGAGAGGACTACGAACAGTTCGCCCCACCACCGGATGGTACTGAAGCTTACTCTGAGTTCTTAAACGAGAAGTATAAGAACCCTGAGGAGAATTCAATTGTATCTACGCCTGAGATTGATGAGTTTATCTTGCAGTACAAAGTTAAAAATACGGAGATTGCTATTCTCGAGGATGAGAAGAGAGAGGCCGCCAATTACATCAAGAATTACATGGGGAACAATATGATTTTGGCCTCAGATGAAGGTAAGGTAACATGGAGACCAAATGCTAAAGGATCTAGAGTTTTCAGAGTTGGATGACAAAGGATATAAAATGGTACAAGGCCGCATGGTCGTCTCGCAAACACGAATGCCAGGAATGTGGTGTGCATCTACCAGTCTACTCGAAGACGTTCGTCTCGCATATCGTGTCGAGAGGCGCATTCCCAGCATTGAGGAATCATCCAGAGAATTTTATGATATACTGTCAAACTTGCCATTTCTTTTGGGAATTCTCGGGGAAGAGGAATACGATGAAGACTTATCAGGAAGCGATGGAGATAGCTGATAGAATAAAGAGAGAGCACTACGAAAAATGATCTGCGGCATCTATAAAATAACTTCTCCTACTGGCCGAATTTATATTGGGCAGAGTAAAGATATAACAAGACGATGGTCAGAATATTTTAATAAGAAATGTAAGGGACAAGTAAAACTAAATCATTCTTTTAAAAAATATGGAGTAGAAGCACACATTTTTGAAATAGTTGAAGAGTGCGAATTTGAATTGTTAAACATTAGAGAGAGGTATTGGCAAGATATTTATAATTGTTTGGAAGACGGACTTAATTGCCTTTTGACTAAAACAGATGAAAAACCACAAATTGCGAGTGCAAAAACCAAACAAAAAATGAGTGAAGCAAATAAAGGAAAGAGGAGTCATATGTGGGGTAAAAAATTAAGTGGGGAAACTAGGAAAAAAATGAGCGAATCAAGAAAAGGAAAAAGAAATCCTAATTTTGGAAAAAAACCTAGTAATTCTACTTTACTAAAAATGAGTGAGGTTAGCAAAAAGAAAGTAATTGATACACTTACAAATAAGATATATCCTTCGGTAAAAGAAGCAGCGGAAGATATAAATAAAAACTACAGTGTTCTTTCATGTATGCTTTCGGGATATAGAAAAAACAAAACAAGTTTGATATACTACAATGAAAATAAATAAACGGAGCCCCAAAATAGACAAGAAGCAGTATCTGCGTTACATGAAGACGTACCTATGGGCTTTGCGCCATACCAAGGATGAATTGGTTAAAATTGTTATGGGTCGCCATATGGACAATTATCCAGCTAGCGCTGCCTCTCTAGAGCAAGCAGTGACAGACATGGAAGCAGAGAGCGAGTTACGTCAAACGGGCCTCAGCATTACTGATATGTACGCCATAAAAGAAGCACTTAATTTAATTGAGAAAAACAATGACACCGAAAGAAGAAGCACTGAAGATGGAACGGGAGATAATGAATCTCCCATTTCAGATGGACACCTTCCGTTACAGGGAGATAGCGAGGTACTCGATAAGCCTGTTAAAAAGAGAACTACAAGAAGTAGAAAAAGTAACAAGGACAAACATGACGGAAATGATCCGT